TGTACCTATGTATGATAGTTTTACATAACTAACATAATCTTGAGGCATAGGCATTGTTAAAGAAGCACTAAGCTCTATTTCTTGTGATTTTACAGTTTTTAAAACATCATAGCTAAATTCCTGTAAACCTCTTTTAGCATGAAATAAAACATCAGATTTTGCAACACTGTTTATTAATTTACCGTTACCTACATAAGCAACCATAAAGTTATTTACTACATCTGATAATGAAGAATATCTGTAGCCTCCAAACTCATGGTCTACTAATTCAACTCTAAGAGAACCATCTGTATTTAATTCAGATAATTCATCAAAAGCTTGGTCACCATCACCACCTGCTTCACCAGATGTTAATATTGTTAAAACGCCATCCGCTACAGTAAAATCAAATACTTCTCTATCAGTAAAATCAGTATTACCAGACTCAACATAAACTCTTATGTCAGATGCTACTAAATCACTACCATGCTCTGTTTGTATGTTAGTTAATGAATACGTATAAGCGGGATAGTTTGAGTCTATACCACTAATATAAAATAACTGACTACCAGTGTAATATGTTTCTTGTGTTCTATTGTCTAATAATCCCATTTATTATGAATTTTCTAGTTGTATTTTTTGTGTTGTCTCTGCTGTAGCACCTTGTATAACAGAAGGATCTTTTATAACTACACCTGTATATCTTAGTATTTCTAACACTAAATCAACTTCGCTTGAAGCGTGTAGTGTAAAATCTGTAGAACCAGTAGCGTCATATGTTAAAGCTCCGTTAGCATCAACTGTTGAATTCCAAACAGGATCACTAGGCACTGATACATAGTCCATACGTACACTTGTAAAACTACTAGGATTTACTGTTATAGTACTACCTGTTATGTAATATATTGGAAATGTTGTTGACGGTGCTGTCAACGGTGAAGATAATAAAAAGCTTAGTTTTGATTTTTCTACTCTTTCTATATTTGTTAACATTGTTTTTTCTGCAGACACATTTATAATGTTGTAAAATGTAGGTAAAGTCCCCGTACCACCTGTAAGTGAAATAGTTTCTGCACTGTAAAAAGGATCTATACGATCTTGTATTTTTTTAGGTATATCAGCATAGCCATCACCAGTTCTACCAGCTGATTCTCTTAGTACAGCTCTGTTGTAGTCGTGAAAAGCTTTATCTAATAAATCAAGTTGAGCTTGAGAAGCTATTTTAGAAAACTCATCTGGTGTTAAAAAACCTCTGGATTCTTTATTTAGTATAGCTAATACTTTTCTATATACTCTATCTACTGATATTGCCATTTTTATATATTGTTATAATCACTGGCCCTAATTAAAGGGCCGTGATCATTAGTTGTTAGTTTATTCTTTTTTGAATTGATTTGTAAACTTCAACACCTTCATCTGTTTTTAACCACGCAGCGAAAGCTGAGTAAGGGTTTTCGTCAAAAGGTACTTCCATTAGTTTTCTATCAGTTGAGCCCCAAGTAAATCTTCTTTGGTCTTGTGATAATTTTATAACACCCATTTCATTAGCTTTAATAGCTAAGTTTCTAAGTATTACATTTTCATCATTTACAAGATCTAAGAATAACAATGGGTTGTTTTTTGCAAATAGATATAAATCTCTTTTTAATTCTGCAGAACTCATTTTATCAACTGAAGAACCTTTTTCAACTCTTAGTATTGCTTCAGCTTGATCAATATCAATTGAAACAGCTGTGTTTAAAGCTTCCATTTCAGTTTCTATACTTACAAGATCTTCTTTAGCTTCAGCTACTTGATCTTTTTCAAAGTAAGCATATTCTTTTTTAGGGTGATACAAAGATAATAATTTTTGTAACGCTTGGTTTCTTTTTGAAACAAACAAGCCTCCGTTTTCAAATATAATATGTTCTAGTATTGCGTTGTCGTCTTGTTCATCAACAAATACAGACTCTTGATTACTAGCATATCTCATTTCTCTATTAATACCTTTTTCTTCGTCCCACCATAATAAAGGTTTTTTTCTTGTAGATTTAGACTGTAAAACATAAGTTAGAGGGTTACCTCTACCTTTTAATAAATACATTCTGTCTTTAATTTCCCATTTAGGGCCTTGAGGTTCTACTGCCTCAACCTTTTCTTTTTTAGCCTTTTTAGGCTTTTGAACTTTCGTTTCCATAATATAATATAATTAAATAGTTAAAAAATAAACCTAAAGGCGCCATAAAGACGCCTTTGGTTTAATACAATTCACTGTTATGAATCAAGTGTTATAGCACAAGCTGTAATATCAGAGTCAACGTAAACGCCGTTAACATCATCAGCTACTACAACAAAGCCTTTTGGGCTGAAGTTGTTTCCGTTAATTGCCTCAGCAATTGATTTGAAAACTTTAAGTTCTTTATCAGCAGTACAAGTAACTGAAACACTATCGTGCTCAGCTCCAGTTCCACCACCAACAGAAGACTCAAACTTCATTAAGATAGTTGCATCAGATGCAATAGTCATACCTAACAGTCTTGAAGCTGGGTACATTGCTGCATCATCAGCCCCGTCAATAAAAATTAAATATTTTTCCATGTTTTAAGTTTTAAGTTTATAGTTTTTGGTTTATTATAAGGCGGCTTTTACACCGCCTTATTATTTTTAATCTACTATGATTCTTTTAATAGAACAAAGTTATTAGCACCTTGTACTACTAAACATCTTTCAGATAAATAGTGTACTTCCATGATGTCATCTCCAATATAAGAAGCAGATCCAACAGAACCAGTAACCCAAGATTTCATTCTTCTGTCATCAGTTTGTGAAGCTCTATATCTTACATGTAAGAAAGGTCTTTTAATGTTTTTACCAAGTGATTGGTCATAAACACTAGAAGTACCAGCAGGAACTAAAATTCCAGAAATATCTCCGAAACCACCTCTACCAGCAGCATCGTTTAGGTATTTCCAGTCAGACTTATAGAAGTCATAAGAACCTCTTCTAAATCCAGAGAAACCTAAATTAAGCGCCATATCAGCACTGTTAGAAAATACTCCAAAAGAAGCACCACCTTGGTAATTAGAGTTTAACCCAGCAACCATATCATCGATTGTAAGAGCTAATGATCTATTTACGTAAAGCATGTTTTCTTCAATTGCTCCTTGCTTATCAAGATTTTTAAGAACTAAATCGAAGTCAGCTAAAGAAGCTAGATCTTCAAAGATATTTCCTCTTGAAGTTACAGCAGCAAATAAACCTTCAGAACCGTTAACGTCACTAACGTGGTCAGCAACACCAGAAGAAGCTTCAGTAAGTTCAGCTTCAATCATCATAGATTCTAGGTAATCTTCAAATCTCATTCTAGTTTCACCAGCAGATTTTAAGTACCAAGAATACCCTGAAGCACCACTTTCATCAGTAGTTTCAACCCAACCAATTTGAGCAGTATCAGAACCATCAATCTTAAAGTGATCTTTAATAATTAAAGGTCTGTTGTTATACTGAGTAAATTGAGGCTTAAGTTCACCTGACATAGAAGCAGAACCTTTAGCAAATTCAGAACCGTAAACGAATATGTTTACTTTATCAGAATCAGCAAAAGTTTGATCTCCAGATGCAGAAGAGCCAAGTTCATCTTGAGTATAAGGTTTAAGTGTAAAAGTTTGACTACTTACAGCAGAAACGTAGCACTTAAGAGTTTTAAGTCCAGTTGCAGCATCAGTAATTAATGCTGTGTTACCTACTCTCATAGAGTTACTTAAAGCACTTCCTAAGGTACAAAGACCAGAAGATGCAGTAGTAACAACTACAGTTGAGTTAGCAGTAACGTCATCATTTCTATAAGCAATATGTAATCTGTTTTGCTCAGACCAAATTACTTGATCAGAACTCATAGGCATTTCAGCCCCTACCATTTGTAAAAATCCACTAATTGAACGATTTCCGTATCTTTCGATTTCTTGTTCGTACAATTCTGGTAGATATTGTTGCGCCCAACCAGCTGTAGTTGATGATGTAAAATCAATATAATTTTGATCACTTACAGTTGGGGAAGGCATAGGAGATAGAGAGTATGAACCCGCTAATCCTAAAGACGTATTAAATCCCATTTTGTTTTAATTTTAAGTTGTTATTTATTTCTAATTTTAAATTTCAAACCAGAACTATTATCACCATCTAACACTTTAAACTTTAAACCACCAGCATCAATAGAAGGTGCAGCTGTTTTTCTAGGAGACATATCAATGTTTTTAGCACTAATACTACTCTCTTTTATTGCATCTGCTTTACCTTGATCGTAGAAATGTTTAACAATTCTATCGATATTTTTACCAGCATATAAAGCTTTGTGGTATCCTTTTGCATCTTGCATCATATTATTATCGTCAAGAAACTCTCTTACGAAATTACTTATGTCGCTTTGATAACCTTTAACATCTTGAACATTATTCACATTATATCTATAAGTCTTATCTCCAACATTAAAATCAAAACCTTTGAAGTTATTGTTAAAAACATTATCAGTAGATTTTTGAAAACGCTCTAGCTGTTGTTTTTGAATCTCACTATTAGTAGTTTGTTCTTGTTTGTATTTATTGTAAAAGTCTACCGCCTCTTTCTGCTCGCTGGTCAACTTAGAACCCAACTTGACTTCTTTGTAATACTGATCCTTTAGGCCAGTAAGATGCTTTCGAGCTTTTACAATTTCTTCTTTGAAAGCCAATTTTTTCTTTTTTATATCTCTTGGCTCATCAAGTTCCTCATCAAACTGAAAGTTGTCTTCAATTAAGAAGTTTATTTCTTCCATGTTTAGATGTGGTTTAGTATTTTTATAGTACTCCATTAATAGAGCACTGTCATCTATGTCTGAATAATCAGCGTTTAATCTAGCGTAATCTTGTAAACTACCACCTGTATCTTCCATAAACTTAACTAGATCTTGTAAGTTTTCTGGAACTACAACTTGTGGTTCTTGTTTAACTTCAGGAGTAGGTTCCTCTACAACTAAATTTTCTTGTTGCTTTTCTTCTTCAGCTAATTGTTCTTGTGAAACTTCTTCAAGTATTACCTCTTCTTTTTCTTTAGCTTCTTCGGCAGGCTTTTTAGCTTGCTCTTCTTTGTTTTCTTCAGAAACTTCTTTGCCAGCGTCGGATTCGTCGCGTACAGAAACCTCATCTGTGCTTTGCTCTTGAACGGGCTCATTTTTCTTTTTTAATTTAATCTTAAAATCTCCGCCTTCTTCAACAACTCTGTGTTGAACTTTAGGCGCCTCTTGTTTTTGTTCCTCAACGTTTTGTTCAACAGCTACTTGTTCTGTTTTAACTTCTTGAAGAACTTCTTCTTGTTTTTCAGCGTTTGCCATAATAAAATATTATATAATTAGTAAATTACCTAGGTTCAAATTGTTCTAGGCCAAAACCTTCTAAATTATCAAATCCAGCAGATTCAAAATTTTTAGGAGCTTTATCTTTTTTTCTTTGATCAATCAACTCGCTTTGTTGAGTTGCTTGTATCTTAGTTCTTTCGTCTTTACGATCTTCTTTTTGTTTTTCTCTTTCTTTTAAAACATTTGACTCAGCTTCTCTTAATTGTAAGTTCATGTTAAACTCTATTTCCATAAGCTCTTTTTTAAGTTGAGCTTCTCTTTCAAGTTTTTGCATTTCAAGTTGTGACTTAACTTGTAGCATCTGAGATTCAGTTTGAGCTAATGCTTGTTGTTTTTGCATTTCAGCAGCAGCAGCTCTTTCAGAAGCAGCCGCGTTAGCTTGCGCTTGAGCCTGTATGTTTTGTTGAGCTATTTGTTGATCTAAAGCTTGCTTCTTTTTTCTTCTTATTTTAAGTAATTGATTAGCTAGTTTTATATTTCTAACTTCTCTAACATCAATAGCGTCTTCTAAATTTATACTGTTTTGCTGTAAAGCTACTTGTATATTATTTTCTAGTCTTTGCTTTTCTTCTTCATCAGGCGCTAGCTCTAAGAATATACCAAAATCATGTAAGTGTAAGCTAGCCATTTCTTCTAACGTACCAACATTAAATTTACCTAATGATTTTATAAATGACTCTCTTGTTGGTGAGTATTCTATAACGTCTGATATTCTCATAGCTATGCACTCTGCAGTAGATAAAGTTATATATAAACTAGACTGTAATAAATGTCTTGTAGCTGTATTACTATTAGCAGCTGCTAACTTTTGTATACCAACCAACGCGTTTTTATCTGGCATACTACCATCTCTAGCTTCATTTAAACCAGTTACATCACGCATCATTTGTAAATAGTAATTATAAGTTTGTATTAAACTTTGTATTTTACCACCTTTAGAACTAGTGTTTAATTCTTGAATAGGTCTATTACCTCTATTCATATCACCATCTTGTGTCATTGATCTACCTATAACAGAACCTGTTTGGAAAAACATATTTAATGCTTCCGCAGGATTATAATTAGTACCATTACCAAGATCTATCTCAGCTAAAGCATCCGCATCTAAATAAACACCATCTGGTACCATTTTAGACATTACTTGTTGAAGCTTTAAATGAGTTATTTGTATCATATCAGCAAAACCAGTTACTCGCCCTACTAATGACTCTATTCTACCTTCATACATTTTAGGAGCACATATACTATAGCTCATAACAGCTTTTGTTGTATCTGCTTTAGGCCTTATCATGTTCTTTTTTAATTCCCATTTAAGAATCTTATCATAACCACTACCTAATATCTTAGCTCCTTCATATACAACTTCTATTACTCTTTCAACTTTTTCAAAGTCTTCGTTTTTAGGTGGATCAAAGCTACTATCTTTTTTAATAGCTCTACTACCACCTGTAGAAGTTTTCTTAACTTTATATACTTCACTCATATAAGTTTTATATTCAAAATATAAAATACTTATAGAGTTATTTTCATCGTTCTTTTTATTATAACTAGTCTTGTTTGAATAAGAGCTACTACTAGTTATATATTGTTCTAGTTCTTCATCTGTTATTTCAGGAAACTCTTTTTTAAGCTCATTAGCATAAACTTGTTTTACTTCACCAACATAGTATATATCATCAAAATAAGGTGAATCAGTATAAGAATAAACTAAATTAGCTGGATCTACATACTCGATTTTAATACCTTCTGATTTATTAAAAGAGTTTTTAACAGCACCAATACCTAAAACAACTAAATCATTATTTACTCTTTTAGATAAATACTCATATTTGTTTTTATCAAAAATACTATTTATAGCCTCTTCTTCTGCTATTTCAATACTTTGTTTGTAATCAAGTTGCATATGAAGCTCTAGCTCTTCACTAGTTCCAGGCAGCTTTGTTTGATCTGTTTTATACATATCAATACCAAACTGACTAGCTACTTGATCATTAAAACCTTTTGCTTGCATGTCTGAAACTATATTACTAACGTAATCAGTTCTTTCTTTAATAGCAGCTGGATCTTGTGAGTACGCTTTAATATCATAAGATCTATCAGCCATACCGTTAACAACTATATCTACAAACTTTGGTATAATTGGAACCGGCTTCCAGTCTAAATTAAGATAAGACAAATCACCATTAATAGATAATTCATCTTTATATTTTTTAATTGACTGCTCACCTCTTGAATATAGTCTCAATGAGTGAAAAGATTGTTTATATGTGTTATATCTGTTAGAGTTGTCATTTTTATTAAACCACTCGTGCTCTATAGCAGAACCTACTCTAGAGCCATACTCTAAACTCATCTTCTCTACATCGCTAACAGCTTGACTAGGGAAATAGGTTTTGATACCTTTTTTAATCATCTTTATATTATTTGTGATCTTACACCTTTATTATCGTATCTTTTAATACCAAGATCTATTGATTTTATTTTTCTTTCTTGAGTTGGTTTATATAGGTTTTTATTACAAGCCATTAAAGCTAAACCAGAACTTATTGAAGCATCAAATTTAGTTCTATTGTTTATATCAAACTTAGCCCAGTCTTCTAATGTTCTTTGAAAATACATATCACCATAGCTATCACTCAATTGTCCTACGTAGTTTTCAATATAACTTTCTATAGCAGCAGCATGTGCTTGCTTAATATCTTCACTTGAATTAGGTATACCACCTATTTCTTTTTCTGTAACTGATAGCTTATTATAAACTTTATCAGGTCTATTCATAGAATATCCTCTGTAGCCTCTACGCTTTAAATAGTATAATAATCTAGGTTTATTATTTTCACATAGTATTGGCATACCATAAAAAACCAAAGCCATCAAAACATCTTCAAAAAATATTTCAGCTGTTTGTGGTCTAGCTACATATTCTAAAAAAACTCTATTAGGTGGTGCGTTTTCCATACTAAACTTAGTAACACCGTGCAAAGCACCATTAGAACCTAATCTATCTACTGTTCCTGATATATCGTAAGAGTCACATCCAAATGCTCCTACGTGTTCGTTACCAGGATATTTAATACCATTTTTAGTTATTACTCTGTTTTGCAAACTAACTTCAGG